TAAAAGATATTTTTGTATAATGTAATGTTTTTAATGTACCCGCATCTCCAAAATCTAAATTAGGCGTTTTATATCTAGCATCTATATTTGTTTGTGATCCTGCCGGATTAAAGTCATTTCCTGTGTTGTGGTTATAAACATAACCGTCTTTATCACCATGATATATTTGTTCTACACTATCGTTATCAAAGCCTGATGTAAATCCATGTGCTTGAATACCTACTGTTTCAGACCATTCAAATCCATTAGGAGTTATTGTGCCTATTAAACCTTTTGATGTAATTGAAGAACCTGAAGATGAACTATAAAATAATCTGTATTGAGATTTACTTCTTAATACTGCACTACTAATAGTATAAGTATCTATAGAACCTGCTATAGTTGATACTATAGATTGTATTTGACGAGAAACAGAACTTAATTCTACGTCACCAATACGTGCTGTACCCGCAACTGTACGAAATCCATCAGGGCTTAAAAATATAAGATCGCCCCCTATCTCTTGAATACTTTGTCCATCTAAACAACCTACGTTTTGTGTTATAGGTGTTATAGCTATAGATGCTGAAACATTTATATCTGATAATTTATAAATACTATTTTTACAAAATATAATTAAATCGCCACGAAAGCTTTTTAATCCAACTACCTGATCATCTAGTACAATACTTCCAGAACCACTAGAAGTAAAATCATTTATGTCGCTTGTCCCACTATAATATATAGTATTAGGTGCTGTGGCTGCTCCTGAAACTACTAAGTGTTTGTCGTGTATTGTACAGAATTTAGGATATACTGTTCCACTAACTGTAATTTCTTCATAAAAGAAAGTTCTATCCGCTAATGCACCTGTACCTGTCATTTTAAATAATGCAGGTTTAACGCCGGAACCCTTATCAGTAATAACTACTTCACCATATGTACTACTTCCTTCATATAATGTAAAAGAAGCTTGTCCTTGACTTGTTCTAGTTGCTGTGCTTCTTCCTGTAAACGTAGAGTAATTATCTCCTGAACCGCTTACACTTGATCTATTTATTTGTAACCAACTTGTCCCATCTAAACTAAAATATATATTAGTTCCTGAACAGGCAATTACGCCATCCCCATAAACAAAAAGCCCTAAAATACCATTAGAGCTATTGGGTCTTGCTGCACTACCTCCACCGTAGAGTGTGTAACCATTTATTCTTCTATAGCCACCATCAGGATCAACCTCAAAGTTTTGTAACTCTGTTGCGAATCCGGGTTGCTCTAGCATTTGAAATTGATTAAGATTAGTGTTTAAGCCCCCTTGACAAGATAAGCCGAATGCTTGCATAGTCATAGTTAATCAAACCTAATTCTATCATCAGACATATAAGTCGGAACAGTCCCTATTAAGTTTTCCCTCATACTTTTTAATCCCTTCTTATAATCTTCTAGGGCAAAAGCGGCCATTTGAGGGTTGTCTTTAAATTGGTGTGTATAATATCTAGCTTTAGATAATATAACTGTTTTATATAAATCGGGAAAGACTACTGTATCATCATGGTCAGAAAGTTGAGTAGGTAAGTCATAAGCAAAGAACCAGACTTTATAAGCTTTATCTGGGATAGGACTAAGCCCAAACTTTCTTCCATCTGGACTTCGTATAACAAAATTAGGCTCTCCTCCTACTGCTTGATCCGCATCATCAGCATTTTCTCTAGCCCTTCTAAAGTCCTTCCACTTCTCTGTAGTTACGAATCTTAAATTTTTAGAAACATAAGGAGCTGATTGACCGCTTACACCTATAGTTGTTAGATAGAAATTATCCCAATCTATAGAACCATAGTCATCTTTTAGGGCTGAACTAGCTGCTTTTAATTCGTACCATCTGGTATCGGCTGTAGTCTCTACAGAAACATTCCCATACATAGGATCAGTGGCTCCACTTTCAGCGGTAGCTAGAAAAGGCCATTGCGGTTCTTCATTTACTATATCTAGGTATGATCTATTTATGCAATCTTTTGCGTGTGCTTGGATACCTACAGCACTAGAAAAAGTTGAAGAAGTTAGTACAACCTCATTCAACTCTCTTAGTAATTCATTTGTTAATTGAAGATATGTTGTTGCCATTATTTCTCTCTAGCTCCGTTATGATTAGGAGGCTTATCAGGATTTCTAAAAAGTCTTTCGTAGTTTTCGTCAAATTTTTTCTTGTCTTCGTGTCTATAAAATTTACTACGAATTTTAATTTTATTTTTTGGATTAAATACAACTGGATTTTTTTCACTTCCTATTTGTGGCATAACATACTCCGTTATTTACAAGTACAGTTCTTACATTCGCACATTTAAATTCCTCCTAAAAAATTAAAGGGGGTCATATTTCAGACCCCCAATAATATTCAACTACTAGTCAATACCGTAGAAGGCAGAAACTAATGCTCCGGCACGTAGTACCTTTGCTCCATAAACATGGAGTCCACGTACTATATCACCAAAGCTATCAGGATCACGAATTACCTCAGTACTAGTAATAGTCTGAGCAGTTGCCGTAGATGACATATGACCTGCAATACACTTACCTGCTGCATTAGAGGTAGAAGCAATATTGTTAGTCTTGTACATATCAAATCCACGTAACTTACCAGACGATACTAGTCCATTACGGATTGAACCTTGACCTGCGTTGTAATCAACAGACAGTAGTTTAGAAGAACTTTGAACAAGTACTTCATAGAACTCAGGATTCGCTAGGAACCATCGTCCTTCTTCTGGTACATTCTGCTCATCCAATAAACGTGCCATATGTGAAAGCACATCAATAGGATCATGTTCAGATGAACCAAAACCAATGTCTAGATTACCAGTACCGTCAAAAGTACCTGCCGCTAGATCAGTTGCGTTATCAGAACCTAAAATATGATTAGGGCTAGCTGCGGATACTCCAGAGAACATTGTTGCAATAACGCCCTCGTCAAAAGCATCCTTGATTGAATAAGCTGCTGAAGATGCAGCAACGTCACGCCAGTTTACGTGTGACATATTACTTTCAATGTCATCTACGATAAACTTGAATGCGTTTGCTGTATCAACGACCAAAGTTAGTTCTTGGTCAGTGAGCTTAGTCGCAGTTACATCTGCGCCCCTTTCATACTGATAAACAGTGATTTCAGGTTCTTTGATGATCTTTACAGAATCACCGAAATTGTTAATCTCTCCTGCGTAATCTGTATTGGTAATTGCTTCCGCTACAGATGACTTCCTAAAGAAATTTAGGACTGTCTTGGAATAGACAGCAGGTAAGAAAAACGAGTTGGTTTGACCCGATACGGAGTTAGCAAAGTTTGCGTTAGTATCCGTACTCGGTTCAAAATATTGGTCAGATTGGTTATAAGCCATTGTAATATCTCCTCAAAAACTTATTTAGCTATTCTGCCCTCTGCCAATGCTTGTTTGATTTCATCTTCATATCTATCAAACTGGTCAATGGACATATTAGCAATTTCTCTCTCTGTCCAAACTTTAGGAGCTTTCGCATCCACCGCTGTTGTTTTTGTAGACACCATATCGGCGGCAGACCTCTTCTCCTGTTTTTTGGACTGCCTCTTTTGTGGTGACTGAGCTATTCCCTTTTCCATTTTGTAGAGGTCAATAGCACGACTAGCTAAAGTCGCATCACTGTTATTTGCATAAACCCATCTTTGTATATCTTCAGGTTGTTCTTTAGCCCATTCGTGAAAATCATCAGCACCCCTTATATCTTCAAAATCAGGGTGATTTTTCTTTAGCATTGCTTCTGCTTCACGTTTTAAAATATCAGCTTCACGTTCTTGTAAAGATGATAATTGCTGCCGCAATGCTTCAGTTTGAGTTTCACTTTGTAAGTGAGCTACAGTTTCAACTGTCTCATACAAGTCTGGATTTCTACGTTTAAACTCCTGAAGTTCTTCTAAAGTCTTTGGAGCTTTGTACTTAGGTGCTTTTTCAGCAGCATCCGCAAGAAGCTCTTGTTCCTTTTGTTTGAACTCAGAAAGTCGATTATCGTAATGTTTCTTTAGATCATCATACCTCTTCTTATAATTAACATCTTTAGATTTTTTACTAGGGGGCGTTTCAGAATCTTCTGAAGGCGTAGCCTGTTCTTCTTCAGATGGTGCATAAAAAAGACCATCAGCACTTTCCATTCTTGGTTTGTCTGGTTTGTGCCATGACTTCTTTGCATTATAAGGGTTTGGTTGTTTTTCCTCCACAGGATTAGTTTGTGTCTCAGCCATAATACTTCCTCCACGGGGCTTGAAAGATTTAAAAGGTAGCCATTACAATGAATTATTTGTACGGATAATTCGGTAAGGGGCTTTTACTTCAAGGTAGCCGTTATCGTTGTCTAACATTAAGACTTGGCATCTGATTAGAAGAACGCATAACTTTATTCATGTCATCTTCTATATCAACTTCCTCGTCTTTTCTCATTAAACCACCATCATAAGCACGTTCAGCTTCATCCATCATAACTTGAAGGTTGTCTGCGCCTATTTGATCAGTGGCCTTTCTGGTCATCACAAATTCACCGTCAGATAATCTGGCGGGTATCGAATCTGAGACTCCCGTTCCCGGCCCTGTAACTTCTCCAGAGCCAGTAAACTCAGAAGCCGTTCCTACAACTTTATCAAAGATAACACTAAGTTGTGGATCGTCTTCTAAAGTATTCATTAAATACATTTGTTCATCTGATGTTAAAGATTCATTTAACACAAAATCTATAAATTCGTCTTCCATTTGTTCGTCTGGAAGTTGTGAAGCTTCTGCTTCTGCCATTTCTTCTGGCGGTATATTTGGGTATGTGTCTACTGGAGCTTCCGCATTTCCCATTTCAGGAGGTGCTAACATTGATCCTCCTTCTTGCATTCCTCCCCTAAGTTCTTCTGTGGCCTGTTCTGCCGCTTCTGTATCAACAGGTAAATCTGTTGTGTATGTTCTTCCTTCAAACTCAAAAGTATCGGCTCCTAATTCTCGTGCTTGTCTAAAAGCATCTTGGAAAGCATTAGCAGAATCAGTACCTTTTACATAAGTAGGAAAATCTTCAGGATTAATTCTTTCATCTGGAGTAATTACAGAGGCATCTATTTCTCCTTCTGCCCCGGCCTCTAGTAGTGCTTGTGCTTCTCTTCTATCTTTATTCCAACCATAGCCTCCTACAACTACTAATTTAGCTAGACCCCCTACTCCCGCTCCCACTGCTCCCGCAGCAGCCATATCTTTTGTTTGGCTAGACTTGTGTCTATCTGCGTGTTGTATGCCTCTTTCAGCAGCACTGAGAGGTCTCGTTAAATCACCTCTTAAAATTCCCTGTATGGCTTTTATTACACCACCTACAGGATAACCCGCTCTTTCGGGAGGAACCATCATAGAGCCGCCACCGTATTTCTTTTCTTTTTCAGGAGTAGCAACAGCTATAGTTACAGCAACATCAGGTTGAGCTAATAAAGCTTCTTTTTTCTTTGCTCGTCTTGCTTTGCGACCTTTATTTCTTTTAGCCATTTATTCCTCTCCTAATATTTCATTTACTATTCTTAGCTTCTCTTCTGTAGCACTAACTTGCTCTATTAGTTTATCTATTTCACCAATTATATCAGGATGCTCTGCAACCCCTACAGCATTAACAAAATAATTTTCCATATTAACGGCCAATACTTTAAGTTCTGATTCGTATTTAGATATTAAAGCTCTGAGTATTAATTCTCTCATTTTACTGCTTCCAAATCATCTGACTCGTCATGTTGTGTAGGATGAATAATAGGTTCTAGTTCATCTTGCATCTGTTCAGATACAGTTTGAACTTTTTGATCACACCATCTTTCTTCTTTCCACTCTTCGTAAGGCACAAACTTTCTTTTGTGATACGACCAAAACCTGCCTTCATAGCTAGGTGTCTCTTCTTTTAGCCTCTTCAACTTCATCCTTCAACTGCTCTAGGCGTTCCAGAGAACTGATCTTCCCCTGACTGCGGAACATTTCCTGTTCCGATGTTGCCCCCACCAGTACCCGTAACTCCAAGTTCTTGAGGTTGTTGAGGTGCTCCTTCAATGCCTCCCATGCCCCCTTGTTGCTCGTTAGGAGTGAGAGGTGTTTCGCCTGTTCCTTGTCCAACATTATTTTGCATCCCTATAATTTGAGCCATAATAGCTGCTTCTTCTGGATCATTGAGTATTTCATCAGGATCAAGATCAAGCGAGTATGCAAGCTCTCCAATGAGTTTATTAATCTTAACAAACGGAGCAATAGCAGGATTCTGAACGCTTTGAAGAAATGTAGTAAGCCTCTGGCTTCGTACTTCCTTTTGCATAAGACTTGCTGTACCCGTAGCCTTAACTTCTAAATCCCCCTTTACTCCTAACTTACTTTCTAAGAATTGCATATTCCATTGAAAGTACGCCTCACCTAAAGGTTTTAAAAGAAAGTCATCTAAGTTTTTAATAACTGTCTTTATATTTAATGAAGCTGCTCCAAGTAGCATCGACATTCCCGATGCTGTTCTTGTCATACTTTGAACACCAGTTTGACCATGCGAGTAACTTGGTATGCCTGTTTGCTCATCTGCAAGTTGTCTAAACTTATCAAACATCATCATATTTTCTGTAGATGTATTAGGAAATTTTAATCCATTAACGGCTGTACCCGGAACTCCTGCTTGTCTACGGAATACCTTGCCCGGATATATTTCCATTGTCTGACCACCAACAAGGGCAGTCTCATCTACATCAAATACTAATGAACCTGATAATGCTAGATTATCTATAGCCATACGTGCGTGACCATTCATAATCTTTTGAGAGTCATCCATATTTTCAGCAACACCAATACCAAAGAAGCTGTATGGATTTTTCTCATAAGAGAAAGCATGATATGGAATACGATGTGGTGTAAATGGATTAACTACTGCTCGTAATACTTTTCCATTTGAAACCCAAGCATTAATCTGTACTTCATCAAGATCATCTACATCATCACTAAGTTCCATTCCTACTTCACGGGCATACTGAGCATCCATAATACCCCAATACTCTAGAACTTCATACTTAGCCGAACCCATATCCGACATTCTATTATCGTCTTTTAGTTCGTATTCATAGTCTTTTTCTTCATAGTTTGGCCCCATTTCTAAACAGCCCCGTATCTGATCTTTGTCAAAGTACGGAAGTTTAGATAGGCTTCTGAATTGTGAACGATTTAATTTATGTCTATGAATAACAAATTCACATTCATTTATACTAGTTGCATTTGGGTCTGGAAAGAAATCCCAAATACTTACAAACTCAATTCGAGGCACACGCACTTCTACTGGGTTATATGTACGCTCTCCATCCTCATTGTCTTCCCACCTGTTAAGGGTTTTATTAAAATTAAATGGCCCTTTAACTATACCTGTTCCAAATAATGAAGATTCAAATAAAGCATTTCTTATTTCACTAGCTCCGTTAGATTCTTCAATCTGATCGTGTATAAGCTTTTCCATTCTCCTTGCTGCCTTCTGAGCAGGTTTCATTTCAGGAATCTGTGGATTAGCTGATGCCCCTTCTACTAAAGAACCTTCTGCTTGTTTATCTAGTGGCCCTTCAAATTTTCCTGTACCATAAGTGGCTCCGGGCTTTAATGTTCTTCCATCTCCTTCATATCCTACATCAAAAGGATCATCGGTAGGCTGCTCTTCTTGCTCTTCTGCACTCGTTTCAATTCCGGGTACAGGATTATTAGTATCTAAATGTGCAATTTCTGGAACACCTTCAGGTACTTTAGTTTCAGATACGCCGATAGGAAATTTATTTCCACCAAAGATTACATCTACTAATTGCCCAAAGGCTGCTAGTACTTTTGTCTTAGTTACTTTAACAAAGACCCTAGACTTTTCTGATTCTCTGAATTTTACATTCTTTGGATATAGCCCACGATAATTATGATAGGCTGTCATCCATCTACCTTCATCAGCATCTCTAGCTAACTCAGCAGATGTAAATCTATCTTGAATAAGTCCTGCAAGTTTATTATTTAACTCAGGTTCAAGATTAAGATTCATGCCTTCTTCATTTTCTACTGATTCAAAATAAAGACCATCGGCATTTTGTATTAAAGTATTTTCTTCTTCAGCCATATTTTATTCCTAATAACCAAATTCACTATCAGCCGGGGTATAGGCTTGTTCCAAATGTAGATTTCTTATTCTGCTAAATGAATCTTGAATTCTTGGTCTAGACATTATTAAATAACGTAAAGCATCATACGCATGATCTGGCGCATGAGTATCTACGTCTTCTGAATTATTTTTATCCAGAGGAATACTTTGGAGTTCACGTATCAGGTTAGGGCAAGTATTAAATATTTGCAATCGTGGCCTACCGCTTTGTTGTACTCGTAAGTATTCGTGGATTTGTATTTTACCTTGTACTCTATTTTTATCAGCCCTTCGTAGTTTGTGACCTGCACGAATTAGGGACTCTCCTACTGTTGGGCCTGTAGTACCTGTCCTAGCCCACGCTGCCGTGTCTAAAACTCCTTGAACAGAATATGGATCATCTAATTCCATTTCTGTTATTAACTTTCCTAAATCTTCTCCGGTTAATCCTTTACGATATAACTCTCGGTAAATAATTAAAGTTCCATCTGAAGGATCAACTGTTCCCCATATACAAGCACTTTCGGAAGCATAACCATAGTCAATACCTTTAACACGCTCCCAAGATATAGGAATTTCAAAAGGAGTAATAACATGAGTATCTAAATCAAACTCAGTAAAGGCTGCTCCTTCATTAACATCCCAGTTGCCTTCTAATAACTGCTTGCGTTGTGTGGGCGGTAATGCTTGTAGCATTTCTTCATATCGCCCATCTTCAGCTAAATAAGGATTATCTTCTAGTCTAGCCGGAATAAACTTTCTTGTTAGGTTATCCTCTCCTGTAAATGATTCGTTAGGAGGATAAGGGTCAACATATCTTTTCTTTACCCACGTAGCTCCTACACCGCCCGGATTCGCCGTACATCTCATATAAGGCGTAATCTCAGAATCGGTCGTTCTTAGGCGAGAAGCGAGATAGTTCCATCCAAACTCAGTGGGTAAGTGAGTAATCTCGTCAAAACCAATCCAAGAATAGGCTTGGCCTTGATACCGATAGACATCGGCATCCCGCTCTAAGAAGCCGAACTCTACTTTGGCTCCGCTAGGAAAGTTCCAAAGCTTTTCAACTTCTTTGTACTTACAACCCGGAAAGGCTTTAGGATAAAGTTCTCTGCTTTTATCTATAAGCTCCCGTAGTTCTGGCATAGATCGCCTAAGTATTAATGCCCTATGCGCTTCTCTATGTGCAAAGCGTAATGGATCAATAAGCATTGCATATGACTTACCACCACCCGCTGCTCCACCATAGAGTACATCTCGTTCTGGTGCAGCTAAGAAGTCTGTCTGTGGGCCTTCGTTAGCCTTGAAGATAACATTCTCTTCGACTTCTTGCTTTAGAGATTTTGAAACTTTCTTTAAAGTATCTTCGGTAATAACTTTGTTATTTACCTTCTTCTCTATCTTTCTTAGTGTTTCTTTAGATGCGTTTAAAGAATCTCGCTTTGCATCTAATCTTTGTTTTAGTTTATCAGCACTTTTTTCTTTAGTGCGTATAGCTCGTCTTGCTTTAATCTTGGCTTTAGTTTCTGAATGGAAGTTATAGCCTCTGCCCTTTGAACCTTTTGGCCTCCCAGTCTTTTTACGGGGAGTACCGTCCTTCTTGAGTACAAAGCTTCCATCTTCATTCGTTAAGTAATTCTGTGGATTCTCTTTCCAGTCTTCCATTCTCTATAATTTTCTTTAGCCCTGTGTGGCTTAAAGACCTCCCAGTTTTATGTTCTATCCAAAGACTTCCTTCTCGTAAGGATAATACATTATCTTTTACCATAGATGATACATTTCTTAAAACATCTAATTGTTCCTGTATAGGCTTTAGAGTTTTATTGTCATCCTCTAGTTCATACCCAAAAGGAACCGTACTACTCGTTCTCTGCTTTTGCATCTATAATAATCTCTTCTTTAGCCGGAAGAATAAAAAGACCTCCTTCAACTTTATGATTAATATCTAAACTATCTTTTTTGCCAAGACCTGTACGGTCTAGAATTGTCTGTGCTGCTTGCATACGCACACTAGCTTGTGGTATAGGCTCATCAGAGTCCATAATCTTTACAAGCTTCATAGCAGCTTTAGGAGCAGACTGGGCTAAGATACCAGAGGCCATTTCGATAATCTCATGCTTTAGTGCTTTAGCAACCTGCCAGTGGCCATTCTCAGCATATCCAGAAAGCTCCGCAGCTTTCCTTAGATCACCTCCCGTAGTCATTAGATTATCCAGAAAGTTCTGTTGTTTAACTGTTAATTCTTTTCTCATTTTATATATTATACACCTAGATTTAGGTTTTGTCAAGTATTATTTGTAATAAATTGTAACAAGGTATTGACAGAATTAAAATCTGAGTGTATAATAGTATTATGTAGCCCACCGGGGTGCATATATATATCTGTAATCTCCCTCGCGCAATAAATCTATTAAGCCCACCAGAGACTTTGTAGTTCCGCATTAAACTAGTTTACAACTAATTCCTCTAAAAATGTATATAATTTAGTATGTATGGGGGAGAGGTGGGGCGGCCTCCTGCGTACCCATCAAAGCCCGTTATACTTTATAGACTACGGAAGCCCACCTGTTACTTTCCGTAACACTTCGTAGTACTTTGTAGTCCTCTGTAGTTTACTTTGTAGTACTTTGTAGACTCTGGAGTATCCTTTTCTAGTTTCCAGAGTTTCTAAAGTACTTTTAAGTCTATATAGTAAACTTCACAGACTTCGAAAGTTATGTAATTTCAATTGCTTCTATAGTATTCCTTCCATTTAATTTTTGAGTCTGTGTAGTATACTTCTATATGTGTTAATTGTCAAGAAGTTTATATTATTATTTTCTATTGACATTTGTACGGTTTTATGTTAGTGGAGGGCGGTTTTATTTGCCTATAAAGGAAGATAGAATTTATTTTAAAATATTTTCAAAAAGTACTTGACATTCTTTTCAATCCTGCTATACTGTACACACTTAAAACTTAAAGGGGCAAACAAAAGAAACTGAAAAATAATTACGAAAATGCTTGACAATGATTATTGATTAGTTTAATATGTTTAACACTTAAAGGGGTAACTAAGGATGTATAACTTAAAACTTAAAAGAGTTTACAAAAAGCCGCAGTCTGATTCTGTTAGAAAAGACTGGAGCAAGAAAGCAAACTGGAGTACTGCTACTTATTATAGCATACTCGCAGAAAAGAATCTACCTAACCGCTGTAAAATAGGAGCATAAAGTATGTATCAGCCAACTTGCAGATTCGTAGTACTTGGTGGTAATGTAGTCTGGTATCGCAGAGATACTCAAACTGGGCAATGGAATAGAATTTCATAAATCCATACTGATGAGTGCCTGATGGTAACAGGCCGAATACCCAAAGAAATTTGGGTAATATGGAAACCAATAACAAAGGTAAAATCTATGGATGATTTCGATGATGTTTATTTAGATACTTGTTACACTTGTGGAAATACATTTCTAGAATCTAGAGAGTGTCAGTGTGATGAAAATTTAGATGAATTAGAGAAAATTGAATCTTGGTATGATTAATAAATACAGGTGAAGACTATGTTTTATCTGAAAATTTTAATGGCTCAATTAGACTGGCGTTGGACGCTAGTGACTCAAGAAGCTAATATCTATATGGGATCAGTCGATAGGATTACGCCTATAGAGGATTTCGGTGGAATCGTAGGATACACTAGAATGATCCGACACGGTAAATACACTAGAACTTGGCGGAGGTCTGTATGAATAACGAACAATTTGAACACTGGCAGGAATTGGAATCAGAAGTAGGTAACGCCGTAGGATTGAATCTTCAGATTGATACTGAAGGTCAACTGGCTAAGGATTGGGTAGAAGATTTTAATAATGATGGCGCATACGCTTCTTATAATTTGAAGTGGTTGTTAATATATCACTGTCAGGAATACGGTATAAAAGGATTGTTAAACGATTATCCAGAATTAAAAACTTCTTGACATTTGGGATTGATGGTGTTAATATACTTACAACTTAAACGTGCAAGGGGACAGTAATATGACAAGCGGAAAATATCGGTATGATATTGTAGACAGTGAAGGTTTCTATATCATGCGTATTGATAGTGCTTTTGATACCAGTTTAGACTATGAGGAATATGCAAAGAAACATATTGTTCCATTACTAACAGTGATTGCACTTACTCACAATACAAACGAGATAGAAGATTTCAGAGCATACTGGAGTCCGGTATGATTAAAATATCTAAAACAAGTAAGCTAGGATGTCACAGTTGGAGTCTGCAAGCTTTGGAAACTTGTCCTGCTGCTAGGAAACAAGACGGTAGTCTAGTAGATGCTTGCAAGGGATGCTATGCTAGAGGTGGTAACTATAGATTTAAGAATGTAAAAGCACCACGAATCCATAACAGAGAAGATTGGAAGCGGGATGATTGGGTAGATGATATGGTTGCAGAGCTAGACAATCACCGTTATTTCCGGTGGTTTGATAGTGGTGATATGTATCATATCAAACTAGCAGAGAAAATTTATGAAGTAATGAAGCGTACTCAATGGGTTAAGCATTGGCTACCAACTAGACAATACAAGTTTAGTAAATTTAAAGATGTAATAGAGCGAATGAATCAACTAGACAATGTAGTGGTTAGACTGTCAAGTGATTCAGTGCAAGGTAAGAAAGTGAATTTCTTTACATGGTGGTTAGATAAAACTATAAAGACTAGCAGCACTATAATTCCTACGGTGAATGACGCTGTATTTTCTAGTGATCATACCGGAATTAAAGAAGATAAAAATGCTGTAATCTGTAGAGCCTATGAGAATGATGGTAAGTGTGGATCATGCCGCGAATGTTGGAATAAATCAGCGGAAACAATAGCTTATGTAGCGCATGGTCGATCAATGGCTAAGGTAATTAATGATAATTTGATAGCGGTAGGTTAATATGAATGACATAAGACAAACAATCAAATATAATCACGCTAATTTTTCAGGTGGTGAATCACTATTAACCGTAGGTACTGATAAATTTTGGAGTGATCACGGGTACAATGGGAGTTATAAACTTCTGAATGATGAGACTGCTACTGTTAAGGTACTAGATGATGGTAGTGAGGTAGCCGATTTACTGGTCTACCATGATGGTTCCGGTTGGTATTGTCACGATAGGGGTATAGCTAGAATGGCAGAGAATCCTATCGTAGCAGCACTACAAGTGATACATAATACATACTAAGGTATTCCTATGGATAACGTAATAGACTTTGAAAAGTTTAAGAAAAGTAAGAACTTAACTGGTGAAGTTAAGAAAACACTTGATCAACTTACGGAAATAAATGGGAGCATGGTTTTAATTTGTGAATCATTATTGGCTACTGATTACACTGCTTATAATTCATTAATCGCTATGCAGATTTTAATTAACCGGACAGCCACTGAAATAGGTGCTGATCCTGATCAAATAAAAATGGATGCAATCTATTTTGATATAATTTGAAACAAATTGTAACAGGGTATTGACATTACTTTTAAAGTATGCTACTATAAACTATATAATTTATTAAGGAGTTAAAATGAATATTGATTTAAATACTACTACTAATAATGAATTGTTAGTAGAAGTTAAAAAGATTTATGGAGTTGATAGAGTTTATCCTGCTTGTAGTAGGTCACTTGCACTATCGAAGTTGATAGGTAAGAAGACTTTTAGTAATCAGGAAATCAACATTATTAAGGATGATCTGGGGTATACATTTAAACATAAAACCTATGAGGTGTAAGATGTTAAAGACAATTACTAGAGTTCGTTCAGTTAAAAATCGCAATGGCATTTCCAATGGTACTGTTTTCTTTGGGGTGCATTTAGGTAAGAGAAGTTTCTATATTGAGAAGCCTAATGCCATTCGGAAAATGAATGTATCTATTAAGGATAGGTATGGCTACGCAACAGTTAAATAATTGCAAGGTCAATGGTTGCACTAACAAGGGTGTAGTGAAGGTTGGCAATGACAAGATGTATTGCGCGAACTGTTACACCTTTGTAGTGTCAGCTATGTTAAAAAAGGGGCGGCGATATGCAACACCGTAAAGAATTTTACAATACTGTCGATGACGAGTGGGCAAAATTTTGGGTAGACAACCATGTAAATGCACCTAATGTTAGAGGCAAGTTTGTTTCGCATTTGGAAGGGGCGCTAGGGCTAGACGATTCCGAAACAATTACGGATTTTACTTTCTTGAGAATGATGAGGAGAAAGTATCCAGTTGCTAATGACTACTATAATTTTAAAGATTTTATTAGACAATATATTGTCTTGTTTATTGAAAGGGAAATAAATAAATGATAAGTGCAGAACCATATGAATACAAAACCTTAAAGGCTGCGTATGAATCTATGAAGGGTCAGTACAACCCACACTATAAATATGATATTGCTTTTGATAGTAATAATATCGTAGTGGAAGTGACTGACAGAGATGATAATCACGTTGGATATTTAGAGGACTATTAATGGGCAGAGTATACACAGATTGGAGAACATTACCGGACGATCCTAACAGGGTAGGCGATGAAGACTATGACCCCATGCGTAAGTATAGGGATGATCGTTACGAAGAAGATTACGAAGATGATGAGGGCCGCTTAACTGATGAGTGGACTAAGGATGACCCCGTAGTTTACCTCATGTAAAATAAATTATAACTTGGAGATAAAGAATGATAGAGGCGATGTATAAAAATACAGTACATATCAATAACTTACGGGCAGCGGGGTATGGGGCGGCTGACTTTCCTATAGAAGTCAAGCCAGTTTATATGCCGATAAGTGAGAATGAGTGGTCGTTCTCTACCTCTGATCGTTACAAAGAATTAGAGGGACGGGTAGTATCTGTTAGACCTGACACTGGTGATGTGCTAGGATACCATAGCAGAAACTACAACATCACTGAACATATACCAGTGATAGAGGCTATACGCTCATCAGTTGAACGAGCTACGGTAGATGCTACTGGGGTTAGGGAAGCAATCAAGATAGCTAACAAGGGTGCTAGGATGATCTATAACCTAGAGCTACCTGCTCATAAGATTATTACACCGGATGGTGATAGTGCTACGCTAAGTTTCTTAGGAGTGAATAGCTTTGATGGGTCGTTCCCTCTGATACTAAGCGT